CAAGGCCCTAGAGGTAAAACAATATTAAATGGTAGTGGCGTTCCTGCAGAAAATCTAGGCCTTGAAGGAGATTTTTATTACGACAAGGTAACAACAAGATTTTATGGCCCAAAAACAACAGATGTAACATGGGTCGGAGCAACTAGTTTTCTTTTAACTACAAGCACTATTACTTATCCATTTTCAATTGGTCAAGTCACAAATCAAGGATCCTACTGGGCTCTTGAAATAACTCATAATATGGGGTATAACCCAAATGTAACTGTTAAAAATAGCGCAGGAGATATATTAGAAACTGGAATAGACTATAATAGTATTAACAAAATAACACTGACAATGGCTCAACCATTCGGTGGGATAGCTTACCTATCCTAAAGGAGAATAGAAAATGGCAAGATTATTTGTAACTGATATCAATCTTAATAAGAATGAGCTTCAGAATGCCAGAATTCAGGGATTGAGCACAGCTCCATCGGCACCTGTATCTGGACAGATTTATTACAACAACTCAGACAATGTGATGTACTACTACAATGGACTTACATCACCAAATGGCCCATGGATGCCAATGTCTGGTTCTACAGAAGTTATTCAAGATGTAATTGGATCAACAATTGTTGGCGGAACAGGTATTACAGCAACCTACGGAGACCCAGCTGGTACTGAAACAATTTCTATTACAAATACTGGAGTAACTGCAGGTTCTTATGGATCGCAAACAGCAATTCCAACATTTACAGTTAACGCTCAAGGTCAATTAACTGCAGCAGGAACAGTAACAGTAGCAACTGTACTTTCTATTGCTGGAGAAACTGGCACAGATACAGTAAATCTCCTTACAGATACATTAACTGTAACAGGAGATGCCGCAATTGATACAGCGGTAACAAATAATACTATTACCATTACTGCAAAAGATGCAACTTCATCAGTAAAGGGTGTTGCTTCATTTGATTCAACAGACTTTACAGTAACAGCAGGAGCAGTAACACTTAATAAAGATCCAGTAATTACTCTTACAGGAGATGTAACTGGTTCTGGCACAATGACAAATCTTGGCAGTGTTTCAATTGCCACAACAGTACAGCCAAACTCTGTAGCACTTGGAACAGATACAACTGGCGATTATGTACAAAACATTTTAGGTACAACAAATGAAGTAACTGTTAGCCCAACATCTGGAGAAGGAACTACAGTAACAATTGGTCTTCCAGATGATGTAACTGTTACTAACAACTTGACAGTTGGTGGAAACCTCAATGTAACAGGAACAATTAACTCAGTAAATACCACTCAGGTAAATATTGTTGATAATAAGATTAATCTTAATACCGACTTTACAGGAACTCCAACAGTAGATGCTGGAGTAAGAGTAGAGCGTGGTACGTCTTCAGACGTAGAAATCCTATGGAGAGAATCAGCAGGCTCAAACCAAGCTGCAACAACATGGGGACTTACAAATGATGGCACTAACTACCACTCAATTGCAAGAAAGTATACAACAACAGTAGGAAATGGATCTTTAACACAGGTACCCGTTACACATAATTTAGGTACACGGGTTGTTACAGTTCAGGTTTTTGACACTTCAACATTTGATACAGTAGAATGCGACGTGGTAAGAACTTCAACTTCTGTTGTAACACTAGGATTCACAGTCGCACCTGCAGCTGGAGCATATACGGTAGTAATCGTAGGATAAGGGGGCAGTAGATGTCTGTAAAAAGATTAGTCCCTCTTAATGCAGTAGAATTATCCACAGACCCAACGGGTGCACGTCGTGGAGATATTTATTATAATACTACAGCAACAGAACTTCGTGTATACGATGGGACAACATGGACACCAATAGCAGGTGAGTTAGCCGATCATCTTCATACATACGACGGTGCAATTTATTCAGTCGGTAATATAACCTATCCAATGGACCCTGTAATTGATGGCGGCACTCCATAATGGCTATTAATTACCCTAACTCATTAGATAACTTTACAAATCCAACTTCTTCCAGCCCAATAAATAGTCCATCTCATTCAGAGCAACATGCAAATGCTAATGATGCAATTGAAGCTATTGAGGGTGAATTAGGAACTAATCCAAAGGGTGCAAAAGCAACAGTTAAAGCTCGTCTTGATGATGTAGACACTGCAATTGCTACCAAAGCACCTATTGCTTCCCCCACTTTTACTGGCACAGTAACCATACCATTGGGTTCTTCAATTTCTGGAATTCCATATCTTGCTACCGCTAATACATTTACTGGTGGTATTCAACAAATCAATACATTATCTGCATCTACAAAAGGATTAATTATTAAAGGAAGTTTATCTCAATCAGCTAATCTTCAAGAATGGCAAACTAGCACAGGTGCTTTAGTTGGTTGGGTTGATGGCAATGGATCTGCATTTTTTAATAGTAATTTTCAAATAAATGGTGTTTCTGCAATAGGAACTTCACCTCAATCAACTTCTCAGCTTATAGTAAAAAATAATTCTGCATCAAGAATTGGATTAGTAGTTCAGGCCACATCTTCGCAATCAGCTAATCTTCAAGAATGGCAAAATTCATCAGGCGGAGGACTAGCTCTTATAGATCAATATGGAAACCTTGTTGCTCAAGGAATTCACACGTACTATGCTGCAATATTTCAAGAATCAGATCCAGCGCTTACTCCAGTTACAGTGCAGGGTGCGCCATCACAAACTGCAAATCTTCAAAGTTGGCAAGATAGCTCATACACAACATTATCATCAATTAGTTCATCAGGAGTTATTTCTGGCAGAGGATTATTGATATCTACTTCAACAAATACAACAAACGCTGGAACATTTTATAACGCAGCGGGAACACCAGTATTTAATGTTGATACATCTCTTAATGCAATTAATATTGGAGGCGGACTTAGCGGTGTAGCAAATAATTTTGCATCAACTTGGGGTTATGACAGTGGATTAAATGCTGGGTACATGACATTTACAACTGGAGCGCTGGGATCAGATTCTCTTGCAATTAGAAGAACAAATCATGTTGCTTCTGGCGATTATACAATATCAACACTGGGCAATTTTAGACTTAGCACAGCAAGTGGTAAAAACTTTAACTTTAATAATGGAAACATTGGAATTGCAACCACAGCAATTGGAACAAATAATAAGATAATTGTTAATCCTTATTCTACAGTTGACAACCTAGCAACAGTTCAAATAAATACAAATGCTGCTACCAATAAGGGGCTAGTTGTTCAAGGTTTTACATCACAAACAGCCAATTTACAGGAATGGCAAGACAGTTCAGGAAATATTCTTGCAACAATTACAACCGCGGGCAGTTTAAGTCTTGCAGCAGGCAAACAAGTTATTTTTGCAAACTACATCGGCACAAAAATAAATCTTGGGTATGGTGGAAATTATCAAATAGGTGTTGATGATTGGACCATTGCATTACAAGCTGAGAACAGTACAAACATAGGAAAAGTTGCAATTCGTCCCGCAGGAGCAACATATGGAGCTTATTATGTTAATCCTATTGAGCTATATGCTAACGGTGCAATTAAACAAAATTTGACAGTTGCTTCTAATGTTGGACTAATAATTAAAGCTGCTCCTTCACAAACCGCAAACTTTCAGGAATGGCAGAACTCTGCAGGTACTGTTCTTGCTTATATAGATAAAGATGGACAAATATTAACCCCTAGAGTTAATCTTCCAACAAATGGTTTAATTGTTGAAGGTGGTACTGGCCCATATATTCAAATGGGTTCATCTGCAACATATCTATATACTAGATCTGCAAGTAATAAAGGTTTAGTAATTCAAGGATCAGTTTCTCAAACCGCCAACCTACAAGAATGGCAGGACTCTTCTGGAACAGCATTATCTTATGTTAAACCAGATGGCACACTGTACATAGTTGGAAATTCAAACGCTTCATGGATATCTGGCCCCGCAACGTCTGGAACAAATAAAATAACCGCTAATGGAAACGATTTAGCTTTTTCTCCATATTTTGATGGTTTATTTGCACCAGCATATCAATACGGAAGATGGAGACCAGTAAATGATGCAACATCAGATCTAGGTACTTCTGGACAAAGATGGAAAGATGTATATGCTACTTCAGCCGTATTAAATAATAATTCAATTTCAAAAGTTGGTTTAATTGTTCAGGCAATAGCATCTCAAACTGCCGACCTTCAGCAATGGCAAAGCTCTGCTGGAGCAGCATTATCTAGAATTGCCCCTAAAGGCAATGTTTATATAGGAGCAACACAAGCTGGTTTAAGTGGTCAAATAAATGGAGTTGGTACAGTAACTCAAAATACTTCTCCGTTATTAGTTCGTGGAACCGCTTCAGGGCAAAATCTTATTGAACTTTGGGCATATGGAAAAGATGCTTTTATTACTGGTGCTGTAGGAAATGGAACTTCTGTAACATATACAACATCAATTGCACATGGTTTTACAACATCTGATTATGTTATTATTAATGGAATTGCTCAATCTGGCGGATCTGGAAACTTAAATATTGCAGGTGGGACGGGAGTTTCTGCAGTAACTACATATACATTTACGGTACCAAATACATCAACACAAACATATACTTCAGGCGGGTATGTAAGAAATGCAGAATATCCGTCTAACATACTACAAGCATATAGATCAGACGGAATGTCACTATTTACCATTGGCGGATCGGGCGGATTTGCAATGGCAGATGTTATGTCTGTTGCAAATGTTGGATATCAAGAAGCAGGATTATCAATTCAACCTAATTTAACCTCTTCCGCCGCAATAAGAGCGTATGGAAGATCTGCACAATCCGCAGAAATTTTAGATATTAGAAATTATATTTATAAGTCTGGTGGTTCAAATTCTATATTTGCAATAGTTCCAGATTATTCAGTATCTGCTAATGCTGATGGATATGGCGCATGGGTACGCATGAGAAATGCTGCAACCCCTACAGTTAATCCGACATCCGCTGGATATTTGTATGTAGGATCTGGCGCATTAAATTATATGGGTACTTCAAATGTTCCTCAACAAATTGTGGGAGCAGATGGATCAGTTAAATTTACATCTGTTGCATCATCTACAGTTGGTTTAATAATCAAAGGCGCAGCCTCCCAAACTGCAAACCTACAAGAGTGGCAGAATAGCAATGGGACAACACTATCTTTAATAAAGAACGATGGAAGACTGTGGATACAAACAAATACTGAATTATATGCAACTTTACAAGCAACTGCATATAGTGCGGGCGCTCATGCGGCAAGATTACGAGGAGCGGGCGGTGCATCTGTTGTAAGGTTAGAAACTACAGCATCAAATACAATTGGTATTGAAGTTATAGGTGCATCAGGAGGTCAAACTGCTAACTTACAAGAATGGCAGTCAGAACCAGGTACCGTAAGAAGCGCCGTAAATGCAAACGGATTTATTATTGCTGGAAATAGCACAGCAATTAGTAATGCAATTTTTTCAGCGCAAACTTATGGAGCATCACAAGTCGGTATTGCGGTTCGAGGCGCAGCCTCACAAACCGCCAACTTACAAGAGTGGCAAAACTCTGCGGGCACTGTGCTTGCTAAAATTTCTTCTGATGGAACAATAACTGCAGGAAATATTACATCTACAGCATACGCATTTTTAACAGGAACAACATACGCATATAATATTGCATCCGCCGCAGATTATGGCGCAACAATGATACAGTTTAATAGTGGAAAAAACCTTGCCATTACAGCAAGCACAACTATTGCCTCACAATCTGCTGGGATACCAGCATTATCAATAACTGGCCCATCTTCTCCTACTACAAATATACAAGAGTGGAAAAACTCAAGCGGAACAGTTATGGCAAGAATTAATTCAGCTTACATACTTGAAGCATATAACGGAGTTTATTCCTATCAGTTAGGCTCATCTACTGACGGTAGTATTGTTGCAAATATGAGTGCAAATGGAAGTATAGCATTTGCAGGAACAGTAGCTATTCCTACGATAAAAAGCTCTGTGCTATCTACAATTTCTGCAAATACCGCCACAACTGTTGATACAGTAGCACTTTCATCATTTACTACAATAGAATATACACTTTCAATTAAACAAGGTTCAAAAGTTAGAAGCTCAAAGGTTCTTGTCCACACCGACGGAACTTCAATAGACTCTACAGAATACGGAATTATGGAAATGGGGGGAGGAATCACAGGAATCCTAGTAACAGCATCAGTATCTAGTACAAATAGCATACTTCAAGTAACAATTACAGATGCAGCTACTACAAATGCCACAGTTAAGCTAATTAAAACAATGTTATAATTAAGCTATATATTATGGGGAAATGTGAACCAATATGAGCGATAAAAATTTTAAAGTAAAAAATGGTATAGATGCCGTTGGGCCTATAACTATATCTCCGTCAAGTAATTCCATAGATGGCATAGTAATTAATACACCAATAGGCGGAAAAGCAATTCGTTTTATACGTGTTGGAACTGGTGAAGTAGGATCGATAGATGAATGGGGAACGTTAGTTGTTTCTGGCGGAATTCAAGTTGTTCAGCCTTGGTATGTTAGAACTCCAGGACTAGAAGCACAGTCTCATTTTTGGACTGCAGATTATAGATCAGCAGCAGGCTTTGGTGGAACTTCAACAGGAACTAATCCAGTAATATACATATCTTCATGGAGCGGAGGAACTAATGATTTAACACAATGGATAACTCCAAACAATACAATACTTGCCAAAGTAGACTACCTTGGAAATATAACTGCAAGAGATTTGACGCTATCTGGAAATTTAACTGTAAACGGAACCACTACAAATCTTAATTCTACTAATCTTATTATAGAAGATAAGAATATTATTATTGCTGATGTTGCTACACCTACTGATACCACCGCCGATGGGGCGGGAATTACAATAAAAGGTGCTACAGATAAAACATTTAACTGGGTACAATCAACTGGAAGATTTACATCATCAGAACCAGTTCAATCCTCAGCATTTGTTTCAACATATATTTATGCTTCTCAAATAGGAAGCACAGTAATTGGAACTGCAACACTAAATACAAATTCAGATACGGGTGGGCTTTTAATAAATACTGCTGGTGCAGCAAATAAAGGATTAATTTTAAGAAGTGCAGCATCTGCAACTGCAAACCTACAAGAATGGCAAAGATCAGATGGAACATATGATTTAGCATTTAATAACGGCTCAGGTTCATTAAATAAACTTGTTTTTACAGATGCAAGAGCATGGGGAATTTATTGGGGGGCGGAACCTCTTCTAAATACATCTACTGGGTATTTAATTGTCAAGTCCTGGTCCGAAGATAGACCAGCATTTGTTGTAAGAGCAAAAGCAGGGCAGTCAAATGCTTTGCAAATTTGGCAAGATTCATCTGGCGGAACTAAATCATATGTTGATCAAGATGGAGTTATTTATGCAAGTAGCGGACTAATAACTGGAACAGCATCGGCTCATATTGGAACATACCGTCCAAATATTAAGCTTAATATAAATAATAATGATGCTGGATATAACCCTCTTAGCATTAAAGGTGCAGCAAGCCAGACATCAGATTATTTATACATAGCAAACTCTGCAGGATCTTTTATAGCATCTATATCATCTTCTGGACAATTTATATCTGCAGCAAAGTCATTAAATCTTGATAGTGGAAATTTATCATTTGGTTATGGAGGCGGTGGAAGTTCTGGAAATCTTGCAATAGGTACATATGCATTAAATTCCAATACAACTGGTAATGTAAACCTAGCTTTAGGAGCATATGCATTACAAAATAATACTACTGGTGGATACAATGTAGCAATTGGAACTGGTTCATTATATTACAATGTCTCTGGAGCTGGCAACACAGCAATTGGTTCAGTAGCTCTTCAAAACAATTTAACTAATGACCAAACAGCAATAGGAATCGGATCATTGTTTAGTGCAACAACTGGATCTGCAAATACGGGTCTTGGTTCAAGTGCATTAAATAAAGTAACAACAGGTGGTTTAAATACAGCAGTTGGTCGCCTATCTGGATATAAACTTACATCAGGAAATGCAAATACTGTTATTGGTTCATATGCAATGTACAACGGAGATACAGAAGTTTCAACTGGCTCTAATAATACTGTAATTGGATATGAATCTGGTGCAGCAAACCTAGGCTCTGGAAATGTATTTATAGGATTTCAATCTGCAAAAAATGAAACGGGAAGCGATAAACTTTATATAGCTAATTCATCTACTTCAACACCGCTCATAGGCGGAGATTTTTCTGCAGGTACATTATCTTTATCCGCTAATACATTTATAACTGCTAAGTCTACAAGCGTAGCCCCATTAATTGTTAAATATATCACAGGACAATCTGGAAACATTCAAGAGTGGCGTAATGAAGTTAATGGAGTAATGAGCTATATAAATGTTTATGGAAGTTTCTTTACATCAAATAATGTTGGCGGGTCATCTGGTTCATTTGGCCCAAGTATAGTTGGAAACCCATCAGGAGTTGTTTTAACTTCCCAAGGAATGGCGGGACAAACTGGAGACTTACAACAATGGAAAAATTCAAATGGCACTGTATTAGCTTCAATAAATTCAGATGGCAGTTTTGCACTTTCTAGAAGTCAATATACAAGCGCATCTTTAGGAGTTTGGGCCTCAGTAAATTCAGATCCAAGTGGAGGTAACTCTGGAATTGGTTTAGTAATTAAAACTTATAACGCAACAAGTAGGGGCATTGGAATTTTTGGTTCTGCTTCTCAAACTGCTGATTTACAACAATGGGGTAATTCCGCTGGTACAGTACTGGCATATGTAAATTCAGAAGGTAGCATTTATTCTGGAAATAGAGTTGTTTCACCAGGAGATTTTGAAGGAAGAAGTAATTCATTTTTAGGAAGTCCATCTTTTAATTTAGCAACATTAAATATAAGTACTAGAGCTACAAATCAATCAGGTATTGTTGTTCGTGGCTACGCCTCCCAAACTGCCAATCTTCAAGAATGGCAGAATTCTTCAGGCACCGTTCTTGCAAATATTGCATCAACAGGACAAATTAATGCTGGTGCTGGGTTGTATTCGGATTGGGCTGGTATTGGAACAGCAAGAATTGGAGCAGCGCATCTTTCAGTTGCAACTCAATATCTTGGAAATGTTGGTTTAATTGTCAAGGGTTCAGCCTCACAGAGTGCTGATTATTTTCAAATCCAAACCTCTGGCGGAACAGTTGTAGTCAGTGCTGACGCATCAAATAGCCTTGCAGTTCCTTACGGTCAAATCAGCGCAGCATCAGGTTTGATTGGTGCAGGGGCAACAAGACTTGGAACTGCTGGAGTCACTGCTTACGCAAACGCAGCAACAAGCAATGGAATTATTGTGCGTGGCGCTGCATCCCAATCTGCCAACCTGCAAGAATGGCAGAATAGTGCGGGGACTGTGTTGGCAAGTATTAGCGCAAACGGCACTGTCTATATGGGTTCAAATGGTGGGGCGAACATTGCCACATTTTTTAACGGAACAAGTGGTTACGGTGCAGGAAGCATAAATGCCTCTGGAACTTTTAATATCAACGGCGCTAATTTAGGTTTTCCATATGCAGCGTCGGGCGCTGTTCTTTCTGTGAACGCCACTTATGCGGGGTCTGTTCCTATAACTGCACGAGGCTACGCCTCTCAGACTGCAAACCTTCAAGAATGGCAGGATAGCGGGGGCAATGTTTGGGCTCACGTAGGCCTTTCTGGAAGTAGATTTGGTGCATCTGGTTCTCAGGGCGCAACATTTATTGATCAGTATGGAAATTTAACAGTAAGAAGCAACTCTACAGTTTTTGGAAATTCTATTGTAAGTGTTGGCACAGCAGGAGCTACATCTACTGGAATAACAGTCAGAGGAGTTACTTCCCAAACCGCCAATCTTCAAGAATGGCAAGATTCAACAGGTTTAGTTTTAAGTAAAGTTGATAGTGCTGGTCGATGGTATGGAACTGATGGAGTATTTTCATTAGGAGTTGCCGTTGGAGCAACTGGAAGCCCAGGGCCAAATCTTTATGTAAAGTCTAGATATGCTTCACAAATTGCGTCAGCATTTAGAGGATATGCTTCACAAACAGCAAATCTTACAGAATGGCAAAACAGTGATGGAACCGTGTTGGCAAAAGTTGACGCTAATGGATCTGCTCAATTTTTAGGATTAAACGTACAGGGAACTGGCTCGGGAATAGTAAACATAGGCACTGCAGCAGCAGGGTATGTTGGTCTCATTATTAAAGGTGTTGCTTCACAATCTGCAGATTTACAACAATGGCAAAATAGTAACGGAGACGTTCTTGCAAATATAACTTCAACTGGAAGATTAAGAGTTACAGCAGAAGTTATTGGAACGGGAAGCTATGTAGTACTAGGATCTAACGGCGGGCTTGGCGAAGTCGTCTATCTTGGATATAACTATACAACCAGTATTGGCGCAGGCGGAATTGTATTTAATAGAACAGTACGACCTCCAGATACATCTACAGTAGGAATAATTATTCGTGGAAATGCCTCCCAAACTGCCAACCTTCAGGAGTGGCAGAACTCTGCTGGGCAAGTTAGAGCTAAAATTGACTCCTATGGCGGATTTTCATCACTAGCCACAACGACGATATCTAATGATTTGAATGGAACAGGTACTGCATTAGTAGTTCAAACAAAAGACGCTGGTGGAATCCCGATAGTAATCAAGGGTTTTACCTCACAAACCGCCGATTTACAACAATGGCAAAACTCTGTTGGGACTGTTATCACAAGGATTGACTCAAGTGGAGAAAACATTTGGACGTATTCAATTCGTCCACAAGCCACACCTTCAAGCGGTTCTATCATTCAGTTAGACTCTAATCAAGTACGTGTAACGCAGCAGACTGCTGGTGCTGTCGCTTTTATCGTTAAGGGCGCCGCCTCACAAACTGCCAACCTTCAAGAGTGGCAGAACTCTGCTGGTACGGTTATCGCTAACATCTACCCTAATGGAACTGCAGGGCTCTATGGTTTAGAAGTATTTACTGGTGGCGCTGGCATTACTGGAAACTATGGTAATACAGACACCTTGCAAGTTAGGATTAATGGTGCTGCTCGTAGAGGAATTTTGGTCAAAGGCGCAGTCTCTCAATCTGCCAACTTGCAAGAATGGCAAAATAGTGATGGAACAATCCTTGCTTTAGTAGATGCATACGGAAGACTTGGAATAAATTCTGCATCATTGATAAATTCTTCTGGCGGATATTCAATGGTTTCTATTTATAATAACAATACAGTTAATACAAATTTAACAATTAAATCCTATGCTTCACAAACTGCTAATTTAACTGAATGGCAAAATAATAGTGGAACTGTACTTGCAAAAGTAGATGTTTTAGGTAACTTTACAGCAACATCTAAATCATTTGATATTAATCATCCTACAAAAGAAAATATGCGTTTGCGATATGGATCCCTTGAAGGACCTGAAAATGGTGTTTATATTAGAGGAACCGCACAATCTAGCATAATTGAATTACCTGAGTATTGGACAGGATTAGTTCATGAAGATTCTATAACAGTATCATTAACTTCTGCTGGATCCGCCCAAAATATTTATGTAGAAAAAATTGAAAACAATAAAATCTATATTGGCGGGGACCTTGAAAAAGCATTCTTCACAGTATATGGAGAGCGTAAAGATATAGATAAACTGACTGTGGAGTATTGAAATGTCGGTACAATATAATCCAAAGTTAGTAACAGATTCTTTAATATTTTCCTTGGATGCGGCCAATAAAAAAAGTTATGTAGATACATCAACAGTAAATTTATTTCCAGCATATGGAACTAGTGGATCAGGCTCTGGTTCAAATAACAATGTTATTTTTGATGTTAACGGATCTGGATATTTTACAAGAATGGGATATGGTCAGACATTTGGTGGGTATACAATACAGCAATCAGATGTTGTTTATAAATGGGATATGTCAGTTTATCAAAATGGTTGTAATTATCATGGTCATCGGATTAATGTTAAAAAAGGCCAATATATAAAGTGGACATTTGATTATTATATTGATACTTCTTGTACAGGAGTTACATCAGGAGCATACCTTGCAAATATGGAAGGATATGGGGGCGGAGCAGTATATAGTCAATTTACTATTCCAAATAATACTTTAGGTACATGGCAAACAATGACAATACAATATGGCCCATATAATTCTGATGGAGTGCAGGCTTGCTTTATGTATCCAGGTGGATGCGGTAATAATTTAGCAACTTCTGGATTTATGTTGTTTAGAAATCCTACAGTAAATCTAATTAATGGTTCATGGAATGATTTAAATAATGAAACTAATAGCCCAACACTATATGATGAAAGTAATACGACAATAGGTTGGGCTCCATATTCTTCAGATGGAGGAGGGTCATGGGATTTTGCTAATGCACAAAGCCCAAATGGAATCTGGAGTTCGTGGTCAAGATACGGATTTATAATGAATAATAATCCTTTGCCAACAACAGGAGGGTTTACATTAAGTACATGGATTAAAAATCCAAACAATAATGGACAAATAGGTATGATATCATTTGGCGGAAGTGATGGTATGAGATTTGGCCCAACAACATTTGGTACATATATTTTAATGGGTCCAACATATACAGAAGGCTATGTATATTATAATCAAGATCAAAGTAATTCTTCGTTGACCACAGGGTGGCATAACGTTACGGCAGTGTTTGATAGAGACGGCAGGCTTAGCTCAGGGGTTCCAGAAGTAGGAGTATATTTAAATGGTGTATATAAAGGCGCGATGACTTTGCCTTCTCCACAGACAGCTTTTACGCCAGCATGGCTAGGAATTGTGCGTTCAAATTGCTGCTATGTGTTTAAAGGAAAAATTTCAACAATTTCAGCGTACAGTAAAGCCTTGTCATCAGAAGAAGTAATGTTAAATTTTAATGCTACTAGATCTAGGTTTGGAATATAATGGCAATCTTACACTCTCCTGATATAGTTACAGATCAATTAAAATTTCATGTAGATGCTCAAAACCCACAAAGTTTTGCTCCTTATAAAGAAAATTTATTTCAATATAGTGAAAACTTTAATTCTACTTACTGGCAAGGAGGAAATGTAACGGTAACACAAAAACAATTAGATCCATATGGAAAATATAGAGCTACAAAAGTACAGACAACAAATGTAAGCTATGGGTGTATTCTAAGAACATGGAATTTTCCATATTCTGCCAGTACCACATATACTATGTCTGTTTATGCAAAAAGAGGCAATTATCAATATATAGGACTGCGCCCACAAATATATTCATCATATTCTGACCCACTAGGTGGAGAAAAATTTGTATCTTTTGATCTTTTAAACGGAAGAGTAATAAATGACATAACAGTATATTCTGCAGCAACATTTGTATCAGCAAATATGGTATCAGTAGGAAATGGATGGTTTAGATGTTCTGTAACAGTTACTACCCCGTCTTCTATCCCAAATAATATATGCGATATAGCCCTTGTAAGATATGATGGTCAGCATGGTTGGACGCCCGCAGGAACGGAATATGTTTATATTTATGGTGCACAGATGGAAAAAGTATCTTATGAGTCGGCACAAACAACAAAAGTTTCATTTCCAACAACATATACTCCTACATATGGAACACCAGTAACATTTTCAGGCGATAAAAATAACTGGAAAGATTTAATAAGTGGCGGCAATTTATATTACGGTGATCCTTTTCAGCATTCAGATGGAATAATGAGATTTAGAGAGAGTAATGATACCTATGGGTACCTTTCAAATTTTGATAATGGAATTTTAAAAAATGAAAATAGGACGGGTCAATGGACTTTAGAAGCATATTTTAAACATGTAGGTCCTACAAAAATAAATCCTTATGGAGAAAATGTTATCATAGGAAGAGCTGGCTGCCATGGAGGAATATACCTTAATGCTGATAATTCATTAAATTATGCAATTAAAACAAATAATGCTGGTAGTTGTTGGAGTGGATCAATGGTTATGTTTGTGGATAATTTAGTTCCAGGAAACATTTATCATACAGTATTTACATATAATAATGGAATTGCAAAAGCATATTTAAATGGAGTTCCTTCAAGATATGAAGCAACAAAAACTTTTGACCTTGTAAACAATACGTTTTTTGCATATGGGAATACGTTGTGGGTTGGAGGAATAGGAACAACATTTAATCCAAATGCTGATATATACTCAGCAAGAGCATATTCTAAAGAACTTTCTGCAATAGAAGTACTTAAAAATTATAACGCAATGAAAAGTAAATATACTTATTTTAACAATATTATAACAAGCGACTTGCAAATATATCTATCTCCAGAAAATGAAACTTCTTATGTAGGCACAGGCTCAGAATGGAATGATATATCAGGAATAAAAAATTATGCAACTCTATATAATTCTCCTAAATATGATAGTAATAGTTTAGGCGGTAGATATTTTAATTTTAACGGTACAAATCAATATGCATCAATTGCAGATGCTGCAAATATAAAATTTACCTCAACTCAAGCATTTACATTGTCAGCATGGATAAAACCAACTGTTTTACAAAATCAATGGACTGGTATTGTAACAAAATCTAGAGATACTGCGGACTGGTATGGAATTTGGATAGACCCATCAAATAGAATAACTTGGGGAGGATACGGATTTAATTTATATGGCCCAACTGCTACAACTGAATGGCAGCATGTTGTAATATCTCAAGATGCATCAAATAAATATATGTATGTAAACGGAGTCTTGTCTTTAACTTATCCTGTTGTTATAAATGCAAATGGATCAGGCGCAATGTATATTGGAAAAGGTACGTCTTCTGAATTTTTTAATGGCTCAATAGCAGATGTAACATTAAACAATAGACTACTTACCGCAAATGAAGTATTACAAAACTTTAATGCAAATAAAGATAAATATATTGCAGGTAAAATAAATGTTATTTCTCAAAGTTTAATTTCTCATTTAGATGCATCATATACTAGTTCCTATGTAGGATCAGGAAACACATTTATAGACCTATCAGGAAATGGAAATAATGGTACATTAAATGCTACATCATATAATTATTCAACAAATGCTTTATCATTTTCAACTAGTTCTTCTATGACAATAGATTCAATTAATTTGTATAATAGTAATTATACAATTATGTATTTAGCCAGAATAACGGGAACTAGCTTAAGAGTTTTAACAGCAAAAAATAACAATTGGCTTTTAGGATATTGGTCAAATTCTAGTTCTCAATATTATGCAGATGGATGGGTTTCTTCTGTTGGAGGCACAGCCACAACTTCAGACTGGGTCATGTGGACGGGAACTGGAAATATAAACGCAGACAAGTATAGTCTCTGGAAAAACTCAAATAAAATTGTTACAGATAATAGTGGAGGATCCCATGGTCCAAATGTAATAGGTGTAAATGTGTTTGGAGAAAATTCTGCCTGTGAAATAGCAGCAATTCTTGTGTATAATAGAGTATTAGAGGATTGGGAAATTCAACAAAACTTTGAAGCATATAGAGCTAGGTATTCATTATGAGTATAAAAACTGGAAGTAGCATAGTGTTATACTTATTAGAGGTCAGGTATAATTTATGATAAGGTATAATTATATGGAGGTGTACAATGGCTAATTCAGATAAAAATATATTAATAACCCCAAGTGTAGGGCTTTCTACAAACCCTACAATTAAATTTAATGGGGCAAATAATACACCAACAACACTAAGAGTTCTTGATAATGGCACTGTATCATTTGAAGGTACATCAGGTCAATTATTTTCAATTGCAGATAGTCTATCGGGATCAATTTTTTCAGTTAATGATATTTCAGGCATTCCTTCAATAGAAGTAGTAGATACAGGATTAGTAAAAATTAACCAGTATGGCGGCAGCACAGTATTTGGAGCATCTGCAGCAATTCAAAATTCATCATCTGTAAATGCTAAAGTTTCAATTCAATCCCCATCTGCAACAACACCAGGTTTAATTGTTAGAGGATTTGCTTCATCATCTGCAAATATTCAGGAATGGCAAAGAAGCGATGGTTTTGTTTTATTAAATGTTTCTTACGCTGGAGATGTATCTGCTGGTAGTGGTTCATCAACTGCAATTCGTTTTAGATATTTTGACGGAATTGCTGCATCTGGAACATATTGGGATACAACAGCAACAAACTCAGCAACATTTAATGGTCGTTCTACAACTGCTGCAACTATGGTCATTAAAGCCGCAGCATCACAAACTGCAAACCTTCAAGAGTGGCAGAATTCTGCGGGAACCGTATTTGCTAGGTTTGACTCTTACGGATATTTTAATGCTTATGGCTATACACTGCCTACAAGTAATGGTTCTTTTGAATCTGCTTACGGTGGAGCATTTATGGCTATGAAAAAAACAACTTCTGCCGTAGCCAACCCCGTAGCAGATGTTGCTAGAATGTATTTGGTAGCTGGAACAACGGCTGGAACATTAAAATTAGTAATAAAAGCAGGAACAGCAGGCGCAGAAACTACTATATTAGACAATATTCCTCAGTCTTAGCCTATTGCCTAATAAGCAATATTTTGATATACTAATGATATTCCGCAGATAAATCTGCGGTTTTACGTAAAACCTAAAGGAGAAACAAACTATGGCAATTGACTACTCAGGCCTACTAACGGATGAGCAAAAGCGTTCAATCTTGTCACAAAGATTGACACAGTTTGCCGCAGAAGCATATCAGCACGAGATCAATAAAAAGGTCGCTGATGATTCAGATAATGAAGAGGGCGTTAAGGCAGCAAATGATGCTCTTGCAATTCTTGATTCAGCAATTACAGTTCACCAAGCTGAAATAGCTAAGCTTCCTGCACCAGCAGAAGCAGAATAAGTAATATATTTAGCATAGGCCTTCGGGCCTATGCTAAATATATATATGCAATATATGTCATAAAATAAGAGTGTGAGAAAATGTCCAGTAAAATTCTACTAAGAAGAGGTACGGCAGCTGAATGGTCTTCAGCTAACCCAATCTTAGGGAACGGCGAACTTGGAATAGAAACAGATACACTTAAAATAAAAATTGGTAATGGATCTAGTACATGGTCACAATTATCTAGTTATGCAAACGTAACACCAGCACAATTAACTTCTCAAATAAATAGTCTTATAAGCGCAGCGCCCTCAACTCTTGATACATTAAATGAGTTGGCAGCGGCAATAAATAATGATGCTTCTTTTTCAACTACAGTAAATAATCTTTTAACAGGTAAAGTATCTAAATCAGGTGGAGATACAATTACAGCAAGCACAGCATCTACAGTTGGTTTAGTTATACAAGGCGCAGCCTCACAAACCGCAAATCTTCAGCAATGGAAAAATAGTGCGGGCACTACATTAGGTACTTTTGATAAAAATGGAATATTAACAGTAATTGATTTTTCAGCAGGAGCAGTAAATGCAACATGGCGAGTATATGCAACTGCAGGCAACTATACTATAACCCCAATGGTTGCAATAGGCGCAGCCTCCCAGACAGCCAACTTGCAAGAGTGGCAAAATAGTGCAGGCAGTGTATTAACAGCTATTACTTCTTCTGGTGCCTTAAATACATTATCTTATGTATCAGCAATTCTTGGAATCAATACAGGAGCATCAAGTTTTTCTGGAATTAGTTATAATGGATTTTCTAATCCAGCATCTGCTCCAAATACAATAACTTTTGCAGTAAAGGGAAGCTCAGGGCAAACTTCCGATTTGCAACAATGGATAAATAACGCTGGAACAGTAGTTGCTAAAGTGGACATTAATGGCTCAGTTACAGTTGGAACTAATTTAATTATTGGAAATGCAGCAATGTTTGCAACAGGTGGAAATTATTACAATGCTTCAGTAAATATTAAAACGCAGGGTACTGGGTACTCTGGGCTTGTAGTTAGAGGAACCGCAGGGCAAACAGCAAACTTGGCGGAATGGCAAGATTCTAATGGCACAACAATGCTATATGTTTCACCAGATGGCGTTCTTAATAAAACTGCAATTTTAAATATAGGATCAGTTCTTCAATTTGCTGATCCAGGAGTAGGTTATGAAACTAAATTTGTTTTTCAAAAATCAACTGATGGTGCATTTTTAATTGTTAAAGAAAGATCTTCTGATCAAACATTTTATGAATTTGGTATGAATGATAATGCAATGGATGGAGGAGACTATTTTCAATGGACAATGGGTCAATGGACAGCCCCAGGAATGGGATGGGCTCCGATACAACTAGGAAACAATTCTGGTAAACCAGAAACATTAAGATTCACTGGAGATCAATCTTTATTTTGGAGTAATTTATCAACACCAGTAAACACTCCATTTTTCACTACAATATATAGCGATTATTATAATGCTAACTATGAAGTTACAAAATGGACCCCCTCAAATGATTTAAATGTAAATGTAAAAAGATTTGAGTCAAACTCAGGAAGTTCTGCAACATTTAACATTGATGTAAGCGGTTATACTTCTACTATAAAAATGGGATATAAAGTAACAATTGATCCAGGAGCAACTACATTTTCATATAGCACTTATTTAGGAGATAATTCAAGTGCAAATGGAGTAGCAATTACAGCAGGCGCCTGGCAAACACTTTCAAATGGAGTAAAAATTAAAATTGGTGCAGGCGCACTAGCTTCAGAATATTGGTCATTTGTAGCGTTTCCAACACCAAGAACAGCAATTGGCGGACTTGTAGATACTTCAGCATTAGCAATTATTAGACCAACTGCAGCAGATAAAGGTTTAGTAATTAAAGCAGCGTCTTCACAAACCGCCAACCTTCAAGAGTGGCAAAATAGTAGTGGTACAGTGTTGGCTAAGGTTGATGCAAATGGCTCAGGAACATTTACTGGCTCTGCTAGCACTAATGGTGTTTCTGCATACGCTGGCACAGGTGGAAGTTTTGCTTTTCAAGGATTTAGTAGTTCTAATAGTCTTACTTCAATTATTTATGGTTCGGGTGAAATATACGCAGGAAGTGCAATCTATGTTTTTGGCGCATCAAATTATGGAGCAGCGCTTAATGTAATTACACCAAGCACATCTACCCAAGGCATCATTGTTCGTGGTCGTGCCTCTCAAACTGCCAACCTTCAAGAGTGGCAGAATAGTGCTGGGGGTATTTTGGCGTACGTCAGAAATGATGGAGTCATTTATAGCAATTCTGGAATCTTTTCTCAAGGCTCCTCAATTTGGGCTGGCGGGTATGTTGCAAATACGCAGTTATCCGTTGTATCTCAATCTGCATCTAATGTCGGCACAATCATTCGCGGCGCAGCTTCCCAAACCGCCAATCTTCAAGAATGGCAAAATAGTGCAAGTACAGTAGTTACCAAAGTTGATGCATCAGGAAATATAACCGCAACAAGCTATAATCTTTCAAATTCTTTATATTCTGTAAGAAAAAATATTAAAAAAACAATTGATCCAGCTTCAAACGCTGTATCAGGCAATACATATGATTTATTCCAGATGAACTTTCCATCATCTTTACAAGGAGTATTTTATATTCAAATAAGTATACGTGGGGCAGGATACGGACAGAGCATGTCATATACTCTTCCCGCCACATATGTAATGGACTGGTTAGCACAATATGGCATAACAAATCCATTTACAAATTCAAGCACATGGGTTGATTTAACTCCAATTACATTTGCCCCAAGACACTTGATGACAAATGATTATTTAAAGTTACAAGCAAGAGTAGATAACAATATAATCTACTTTAGAATTAAATTAACTGGCACATTAACTGCAAGTCCATTATTTGATGTTTATATGCAACATAGTGAAGAGTTTGCAAATTCTACAGTTACAGAATTATTTTCAACAGGAACAGATTTTACAATATCTGACGTTTTGCCAAACTTTTTATCATCAAAAGCTGGAACAACTTCTATATTTAACCCCGTTACAATTACATCAAGTCTTGCATCAACAGTACCACTTGTTATTAAATCAGCCACATCACAAAATGCTAACCTCTTAGAAATAAGAAGTTCTGGTGGAGGCATCATTTCCAGAATAGACTCTAGCGGTGTTTTTAATGCTGCTGCATATGATTTTGGAACAGACGCTGGTTACCCACAAATAGTATTTGGAGGCACAAATACAACTGCATCAATAAGAAGAGAGTATCGTTCTTCAATATCAAAATTTGGTGTTTCTACTGGCACATTTCATTTTGGTTCTAATCCAGATAATTCAAACTTTGCAATAACCGATGACCAGGTAGGAGTATTTTCTAGATCAGCTGGTAGACCTAGCTTTATTATTAAATCATATTCTTCACAAACTGCAAACCTACAAGAATGGCAGAACAGCTCTGGTACTGTTATTGCTTATGTTGAGCCTAGTGGAATTTTTAATGTAAACAACATAACAAACTCAACCCTGACTACTGCATTGATTATGAATAATAGCGGAACAGGAGTAGGTACAGGAACTCAAATTGTATTTAGGTACGGCGGTGTAGACTATGCATCAATTTCTTCCATATATTCAGGTTCGCCTACTGGAGCAGATATGGTTTTCAATGTTGGAACAAGCACAACTCCAAGAATGCGAATTGATAATAATGGAACCGTATCCATTAATCGATTTAACGCTGGCTCTCAGGGTTTAATTGTCAAAGCCGCAGCATCCCAAACTGCAAATATTCAAGAATGGCAAAATAGTGCGGGGACTGCCGTAGCAAGCATAACAAGCAATGGCGGCATACAAGCAGGAACATATAACGGTGCTGTAGTTGGTATAAATTATCCAGGAATTGTTATTGATACAAGCAATGCTGACAACACTCAAGTTTGGTTAAGAAATTTATCTGCAACTTCAAAAAGCGGTAAGTTTGTTGGAATTAAAGCAAGAAACGGTTATGCAGATGCTGTAGCAGGAGATGATCTTGTAACCTTAGAGGGACAACAATATATTAGCTCACTAGGATATGCTTCTGGAAAGATATTAATATCTAATGATAGCTCTACTCCAAGTGCTACTTCATATCCCGCAAGAATAACATTTCATACAACAGCAATTGGATCAACAACTTTATCTGAAAGAATGAGAGTTGATAATGCGGGATTAGTTGGAATTAATATGACTCCAACAGATGGATATTTGTCCGTTACTGGAAATTCATCAAAAGATGCAATTAGAATATATAGCCAAGCGGGCCTAGCATTTTGGGGTGCAGGAACAAACAATAACCTTTTTACAAACGGCAGTATGTATATGACTGGCGGAGTATGGAGTGGAAATACTAAGTTAGCAGTAGATACTGATGGGGCTTCAAAAAATGGTATTGTAGTACGTGGTAGTGCCTCACAAACTGCCAACCTCCAAGAGTGGCAGAATAGTGCAGGATATGCTGGTACGGCAATTGATAGTGGCGGAAGTTTCTATGCACCAGGAATTTATTCTTCATATTTAATGCAGGCAACTGCAGGCGGAGCAGCAGTTGTTCCACTTACTGTCAAAGGCGCAGCCTCACAATCTGCTAACTTACAAGAATGGAAGGACAGTGCTGGAAACACACTTGCCTATATGTCACCAGCAAGTCGCTTAAATCTTGACTGGGTAATATGTTCCGTAATTCAAACCAATTACCTTGTTCATCCTAGCGATACTGGTCCATATTTCCATCCTACTCCTACAAATATGGAGTTAGCAAATAGAAATACAGCATCTAATATAGTATTTACTGTTAAAGGAATGGCCTCCCAAACAGGAGACTTACAACAATGGCAAAATAGTGCTGGGAGTGTGTTGGCAAGTGTTTCTTCTAGCGGGGGATTTGAATTAAACGGCAAAGATGTAGAATTAATGAATATTATGGGAGCATACTAATATGCTATACTGTAAAGATAGGAGGAATAAATAATGGCAACAACAGTTAAGGCACTATTTAGAGGTGCAGCAACAACTAATACTGCTACTAATCTTTATGCAGTTCCCGCCGCAACAACGGCGGTAATTACAAATATTGTAATAACAAATACTTCTGGTTCTCTTCAAACTTATTCTTTATCACTTGATGGAGTAAGCATTGCTACAACAGTAGCTATATCAGCAACAGACTCAGTTGTAATTGATATGAAGCAGGTGCTAGGAGCAACAAAAATTATTGCAGGCGGAGCTTCTGCAACATCTGTTAATATTCATATTTCAGGAGTTGAAATAGCATAATGTTTATAAAAAGATTTAAAACTATAGGCGGCCTATCGTCTTTAACTAGATATGTAAATATGCTATCTGGTCTTGCGCCGTATGTTCCTACGACTAATTCTACTGCTGTATTTTTACCAGTTGATGCCAGCCCATATATGCAGGTGCAAAATTGGTTTAATGGAAGCACTACTGGTTTTAATGGAAAATATGCAAATCCAGCGGTAATGATAGATTATTATGCAAGAGACTCTTCATGGAGTAGAGCCAAAGGATATCTGTCCGTAGGATGGTCCTTTTCACCTTATCTTAGAACATATAGATTTAATGATTCAACAGGATTTGGAACCGCATTTTCAAGCCCAACAACAATTCCAGCTGGCAGTGGTAATTCTATTGATTTGCAACTTGATGATTCTCTTATTTTTGTAGCACATGACACATCACCATATATTTCAGGATATCCGTTTAGTTTATCTTCTGGCTACGGACCTAAATTTTCAGATCCAGCAACAACAATTGGAAGCAATGGAAAAGGAATTAAATTTTTTAATGAAACATTACTTGTTGCTTCAAATTCAACTCCATTTTTACATGCTTATCAATTTTCAATGAGTCAACAAGCGTACGGAACAAAGTATGCAAACCCAGTAACACTTCCAACATATGGAGGATATCTTGCAACAGTTCACCCATCAGGTGACGCAGTATCAACAGGCGGTATATCTGGTGCTTACACATACGCATGGTCAAAAACAAATGGTTTTGGAACAAAATATGCACAACCATCAGGAGATCCATATGCATACTCTTTAGATTTTTCTTCAACAGGTAATACAGTATTAATGTCGGCGGATAGCACCCCATTTATAAATGCCTATACATTTACAGTTGCAGGAGGCTATGGTTCAAAATTTAGCAATCCTGCAACGTTACCAGTAGGCAGTGTTCCATATTATAATGCTTCAGCATTTAGCTATAATGCACAGGCAGCAGCAGTTCTTTCAACATCTTCCCCATATGTTCACGCCTATGCTTTTTCAGAAGCTACAGGATTTGGATCAAAGTATAGTAATCCTGTAGGGTTGCTTGCAGTTGGTTCATTTAGCGGCGGAATTAATTTTAATTAAAAAAATAGAAAAGGAGAAATAAAATGACAGATACACCAATGACACCACTACAGGCAAGACAAGCCGAGGTGGCACAATACGAAGCAAACATTGCTATGTACACAGCAATTATTGCAACACTACCTACAGAGTGGCCAACACGTCTACTTGATTATCGCAATTCAGCTGATAAGCATGCAGCAATTGCATCAGTTGCTGATATGGCAGATGTAGAGCTATTGTCAAACCTATGGTATGCAGATCAATGCTATGCAGCAATTCGTTCTGAAACTGTAGAAATGAGCAAAGCTAAGGCTATTCTTAATGTACTTCAAGCAATGGCGTAAGATATTTAATGTCTTACTACAGAACTATATTGACAGATTTTCCAGTTTCTTATTATACACTGGACGATCTTAGTTCTGCCTGCTTAGATTATTCTGGAAATAATAATACAGGAACTTTAACAGGTTCATTTACTTCAAAAATAATGCCATTAGTATCAGGCGGAATATATGGAACCCTTATAACAAATTTGACAACAATAGGTTATACAGTTCCAGGGATGGCAAACAAGTATTATTCAGATAATCCTTTTACAATTGAGGCATGGGTTAAGTTGCCAAATACTAGCTCATCGCTAGTTCCAATTGTTGCAGATACAGTATCTTCGATTGGCATATTTTGCCAGAATGGGGATTTGTTATTTAAGGCGGGAACAAATGTAGCTAGATATAAAGTAACTAATAACAAGGCTATTCATGTGGTAGCCACATATAATAAACAAGGTTTATCTGTTTATATTAATGGTTCCCGCGTTATTACAAAAAGCCTAGATGGTTTTGTTTTTACTAATTCCACCGTTGCATTTGTTACTGGACCGTCATTATCAAATAACTATTTTATAATTGATTCGGTGGCATTTTATAGATACACTTTATCTAACTCGACAATTATGTCTCATTATACTCAAGGCGTAAAAGAGTTAAAATATAATCAAATAGTATATCCAGATGGAGGTTATTTATTTAGTTTGCATAGTTCAAAAAATAGACCATCTTTAAGATATTATTATCCAGGCACCAAGTCTTGGTCAGATCTAGCAGATGAGAATATTGTTGTTTCAACTGATCAGTCTTACCTATCATTTTTACAAACAGAGACTTCTCAGACAAAAACATTTACTTTTACGGAAACAATTATTGTCCCACCTTCTTTAAATATAGTCAGCTCTCAATTAGAGTGGGAAGATGATGTTGATAATATATCTGTTCAGGTAAGCCTAAATGGAACAACATGGCAAAATTGTAAGAACAATAGTCCAATTCCATATTTCAATAAAAATGACGGTACTACAAATGGATTACTTTATTTAAAGGTAACAATGACATCTGCAGACACATCTACAAACCTGCCAATACTTAAATATATTTCCCTTGATTTTTTCTCAAATAATGATTTCTATTCAGACAACTCTGGAGATAGAATATACTCTAATAAAGACTATGGTCTATCTAGATACAATAACCCAATTCTTTCATATAGCGATTACAATGGATTAAGAATGTATAATGGGGGCGGGATTACAGTAGACTCATCAAATTCATTTAGAAGCATAGAAATGATATTTACCCCAGTAAGCGGAGAGAATGTCCTATTCTCAAGCAATTCAAAGATATTTGAATGGGATGGATCTGGAGTAATAACTAAATCTGGAATTTCCGCCATATATGTAAATGGGGTAGATCGTACAGCAAGCACTAATATCTCGTCATTTTTAACTACAGGAACACCTCATCATATTGTCCTTGTTTTATCATCAGTTGCAACAAGCAATATCAAGTTTAATTCTAACCAAGCAGACACAAAATCAGGAGGGGCAAACATATATAGTAATATTGCGCTATACCCAGACGTCCTTTCTGGGGCACAGTCTACAACCCACTACGAGCTGTATACCCGTCAGTATTCATTATATGTAGCAGACACCTCATTCCAAGTATTTGAAGCGTCTACAGGCAATGACGCAACTGCCTACTTGATTAACAATACTGAGTACCAGTCGTCAAATATTTAATATTTTTGTCAAACTTTGTGACAAAAAGCTGGACTTGTGTACCAAAGAATGGTAAAATAAATCATTATGGATATTAATCGTATAAATACCAAGGTCCTTGAAGAAGAGTCTACTCTTGGAATATATGTTTGGGAAATGCCAGACGGCAGATGGATTGGAGACGATGATGGGAACTTTCTTTCGGTCACGTCCAAAAAAGGAAATAGATCCAGAATCGATGCTCTGGCTAGAGAAGTTAGCTCATTCGGTATATATGAAGGCGGGCCTAAATTTCTTTCTGCAAGAAGAAAAATTGACGATGAAGAATTTGAACACCAAAAACAAAGACTTGACTGGGGATTAGTTCCAGACCCACTAGATATTGGAAGTTATAAAGACGATATGAAAAAATTAAGGGGTATGAGATGAGCGTAGAATTTATTGATGACGAGAGCTCTGAAAATATAATTGATATTTCAAACACAGCAGACTGGTTCTCCTTAAAAAAGGATCAGGTAAGCAATGACCCATTTGCTGCTGGAATAGATGAATTAAAAAAGGTTAGAGGATTAGGATCTTCATTTAAGCGTAAGATAAGCAGAGAATTTTCTAAATCATTTACTGGTGTAGAAGGAACAGGAACACAGCAAAACCTACTAGCACAAGCTATTACAGGATATGCCATGTTCGACTTAGTAGAGCCGACATATAACCTTGAATACCTTTCAGTGGTTTATGAAACATCAACATATAATTATGCAGCAATTAATGCGAAGGTTGCTAATATAGTTGGCCTAGGATATGACTTTGTAGAAACAAAGAAAACAAATGATGCACTTGATTCCCTTACAGATGATAAGTCTCTTGAAAGAGCACGTCGAAAGATAAGCAAGTTGCGTCAAGATATCCACTCGTGGTTGGACACAACAAATGAGGAAGATACATTTACTCAAACTTTAATTAAGGTATACACAGACCTAGAAGCAACAGGCAATGGCTATATTGAAATTGGTAGAACTACGGGCGGAAACATTGGATACATTGGGCATATTCCAGCAAAGACAATGCGTGTACGTAGACTAAGAGATGGATTTATTCAATTGCTTTATGGTAAGGCTGTTTACTTTAGCAACTTTGGAGACGCAGAAACAGAGAATCCAATTGCTGGTCAAGAAGATCGTCCGAATGAAATTATTCATTTGAAGAAGTATACCCCTATGAACAACTATTATGGAATTCCAGACATTATTGCAGCACAGGTAGCCCTTGCTGGAAATGAATTATCTGGAAGATATAACCTAGATTACTTTGAAAACAAGGCGGTCCCAAGGTATATTATTACAGTAAAGGGAGCAAAGCTTTCACCAGAGTCAGAAAGAAAATTGCTTGAATTTTTCCAGGTTGGATTAAAGGGAAAGAATCACAGATCTCTATATATCCCACTTCCAGGAGATACACCAGACTCAAAGACAGAATTTAAAATGGAACCCGTGGAGGCAAATCCACAGGAGTCTTCATTTAATGTTTATCGTAAATCAAATAGAGATGAAATCCTATTAGCGCACCGTGTGCCAATTAATAAAATTGGAACTCCAGAAGGAGTAAATTTGGCAGTGGCAAGAGATGCGGATAAAACATTTAAAGAGCAGGTTTGCCGTCCAGCCCAAATGATTTTAGAAAAGAAAGTAAATAAAATATTTGAGGAAAAGACAGATGCCCTATCTCTTAAATTTAATGAATTAACTTTAACTGATGAAGATACTCAGTCTAAAATTGACGAAAGATATTTAAGAATGCAGGTAATTACCCCTAATGAAGTTAGAATTAGAAAAGGCATGATTCCGCTAGATGGCGGAGATCAGGTTATTGAATTAAAGGGTCCAGCAAAAGCCGAGCAAACAGCTGTGGCTGGAAATACTAGACAAAGATCTCAAGATCGCCAAGCAAATACCCCAGATATTTCTGGTGAGGGAAGAAATGCTAAAGGCGATGGCAGACAGGTTGACTAACCTCACTCAACTGTTATTTGCCTTTTTATCTATAAGTCGCTAAAATTAAGCATATGAATATTGAAAAGTCTTTATGGACTAGCCATGGCAATGACATTAACTTGTCTGTTCCTTTCACTAAAGTTAACCGTGAAAAGAGAACTGTTTCTGGTTTTGCAACACTTGACAATGTAGACCAAACTGGTGACGTTGTAACTTCTGAGGCAAGCGTAAAGGCCTTTGAAGGTTTCCGTGGGAACATTCGTGAGATGCATGGATCTCTTGCAGTTGGGAAAATGGTTTCTTTTAAGCCAGAAACTTTTTATGATCCAGCAACTAAAGAATTTTATAATGGCGTTTATGTAACAGCATACATTTCAAAAGGCGCACAAGATAGTTGGGAAAAAGTTCTAGATGGAACTCTTTCAGGATTCTCAATCGGCGGGAAGATTAAAGAATCAGATAACGAAGTTAATAAAGCTACAGGTAAAACTGTAAGATTTATTAAAGACTATGAATTGATGGAGTTGTCAATTGTAGACTCTCCAGCAAATGAGCTATGTAACATTCTTTCTATCCAGAAAGTAAATGGACAATACATCGCAAAGGGTATAGCAGTAGATGTTGTAACCGAAAATATTTTTTACTGTGAAGACAGTAACTCTGTTTTTATCTCAACAGAAAAAACATATGACTCACCAGTATCTGGTAAGCCAGCACAACTAATTGGTTGGGTTGAGAGTTCAGATGTTAACAAAGCAAAAGAGATTGATAAGATTCTTGATGCATACAAGCACTCAAGATTTACGTTGCCTGATACACAAAAAATTGCAAAACAGGCAAACGCAGAAGGAGGTAATGAAATGTCAGATAACACAGAAAACGTAGTTGCTGAAGACGTTGCAGTAGATGCAGCAGTTGAAGTAGCCGTTGAAGAGACAGCAGTTGTTGCAGATGATGCAGCAGTTGAGGCTCCTGCAGAAGATGCAGTAGTAGAAGACGTTCCTGCCGAGACTCTGGAAAAAGCAGCCGAAGTATCAGAAGATAAGGTTGATGAACCTGATTTTGCGAAGATGTTAGGCGATCTAAAAGGCTTTTTCTCAGAAACTCTAAACAAGGCATCTGAAGCAAATGCAGCACAAGTAACAACAATCCAAGAGACTGTTGAAGCTTTTAGCAAGAGCGTAGATGCTAGAATTTCAGAGTTGGCAGAACAACACACAGTACTTTCAAGTGCTGTAAATGATATCAAGAGCACGATTGATGGTGTACAAAAGCGTGTCGACGCAGTAGAATCAGAGACTGCAATTAAGAAGTCTTCAGATCTTGGCCGATCAGAAGAAGTAACAATCAAAAAATCCAAATGGAACGGTTCTTTCCTCGGTTCCGTGAACGAAATATTTAACTAA